ATCATTGAGCCGGGTATACAGGATTCCGGATCAGCACTTGAAACGATCGATGCCCTCAACAAACTCATCACGCAATACTTCAACCCAGCCAACCAAGTCCAGCGGAGCGAGAACGCGCCATTAAGCGGGGCGTCCGGCAGCGAGAAAGAGATGGTGGACGATTACACCCGGAACGTCCATTCGTGGCTTGAAACGCAATGGTCACATATCCTTCAGGAATACCTTGATGTGAACGGCTATGAGGGGTACACTGTTGAGGTAGACATTCCAGATCCCAGCATTGACCGCAGCACCATTGAACTCCAGCAGGCCGATAAACTGTTCACCACGAAAACCGGATTGCCGAATGAGATCCGGAAGAAACTTGGGGTTGAGGATCTGGATGAGGCGGGTCTGGCGGAACTCAAGGAATATTATGCCTCCATTCAACCCGCGTCACCCTTTGGTGCATTTGGGGGGCCGGTCCAACCCGGCGCGGAAGAGGGTGCAGAACCCAGCCAGCCGGGCCCGGAAGAGGAGCCGGCCAAGGGTGGCGAGGAATCCCCGCTCATGCAGAAAGCCCGGCTGGCTCTTGAGGCCGTGAAGGCGGATGAACTCAATCCCGACCGGTACGTGGAGGACGATAAGGTCAAGAAAATTGTCAATGCCGCGCTGGATGAAGGATCCGCATTCCCAGACCCAGAGAAAGAGACGGTTGGTGGATCGGGGATCACGCAGGCTGCATATTGGCCGAGCGCGGGGGAAGTACCCGCTGACGTACAGAAGATCCTAAAGGAAGCCTATGATTGGGCATGGACAAGCAGCGAATATCCAGAGGACAGCGCAGACCGCGACCAAGATGCCAAGAAGTTCGCGTGGGATGCTGTTGCAAAGGCCGGATGGAAGAAAACCGAAGCGGGATGGATTCAAACAGGAAATGCACCCGCACCAAAAGGGGGAATCCAGTAATGCCGCTGGATGCTAACCTTGCCACTCCCGGAAAGGCATTTGTGCCAACAGGATCGCCCATGCATGAACCTATCAAGAATGCAGACGATGATCCGAATGGTCGGTGGATTACCATTGAGGGAACTCATATCCTTGTAAAAAATGGGGAAAGCGTCGATAAGGCATTTGAACGAACGACTGGTAAACCGCTTGAAGGAGGGGCAAAGGGATCAGGGAAAAGCACCAGTACACCCCCAAAATCAAGCACACCAAGCAAGACAGAATCCCCCAAAACACCTTCTGCAAAATCTACCCCGACAACCACGGCCACTCCTGACAACGATAAGGCACTCGTTAAATCAATGGCAAAATCCAACAATAAAGCAGTTGGTGAAAAGGCGGCAGCTCAAACGGAGAGTAAACTATCCGATCACCAAGCATATGGGAAATCCGATCTTGTCCAGAATAGCGATGCGTTGGGGGAATACACGTCAAGCGGGTATGCCAAGACGAACGCAGATCTCCGGGCCGGTAAGACAGGGAAAGGCGTTGCGGAGATTGACAAGATCATTGCTGGTGCTCCCGCGCTCCCTGAAGGAACGACACTATACCGTGGGATTGGCGGGAATAGTGTTGCAACAATGATGAACATGCAACCCGGAGACGTCTGTAATGACAAAGCATTCCAATCCTTCTCAACCAGCCCTTTTACAGCGAGTTCCTTTTCATCAATGGGTGGCAGTGAGGGGAAGGATAAAGTGATCTTCCGTGCGGTCACGTCAGGCAAGGAGAAAGGGTTGGTAGTTGGTGGCGCAGAACACGAAGTCATTATGCCCCGGGGCCAGAGCTGGAAAGTCGTGAGCAATACGGCAGTGAAAAAAGATCGTCTTACGACGGTGCATGTCATTACGGTGGTGCCGGTATGAGCGAAAAAGAAAGTAAATTCAATGGCGAGTTCGTCAAGACGGGACGCAAAGAGGTCACTGAAGAAGATCGCGCCCTGATGGAAAAGGTATCGAGAGTGGAAAGCACAGAGGAGGAATAAATCATGGATGACAAGGAAATCAAAGACGTAAAGCAGTATGATCCGAATGTGAACACCGCCGGGTACGCTCATGTCCCGATCGGTCAGAAGGTTGAGCAGTTTGTCAATGGCGGGCCCGGCAGCGGGAATTTCGGCCATGCCGGCAGGCCGGGGGAAGTCGGAGGATCCGGACCGGGCGGGGGGAGTACAAAACCCAATTACAATCCTAAAGAAACATCTCATAGATATGGTGTGGCCGCTTCAAATGCCCCCACCTCGCATGAAGGCGATTTTGTTGATTTTGATGGGAACTATATTCCAGAACATAAAGTTGAAAGTGGATATTCATATTCTCATAGAGAATTTGGAGGACTTCCACATACTAAGTATGGCGGATATAAATCAATAGACCGTGCAAAAAACGAGGCTAAAGACCTTTTAAAACGACATGCATCCGTTGTGATCCGTCAAGGAAAACCATATAACAATGGATCTAATGAAGAACCAGATTGGGAACCCGGGCACCACGAAGTGTGGGTAAGTGACAAATGAAAAAATTATTTTCTTGGGTATCGCCGGCCAATTGCGACAAAGAAGGCGTCCATATCGGTAGCTCCGAAATCCAGCGGGATAAACCGTTCGTTCGGCTTGTCGGTATTCACAGTGCAACCCACACGAACTTCCGGATGCCTGTACCCGAACAGGAACAGCGCACGCTTTTCAGGGGTGTGAAGGGTTGCATTCGGGGTATTCGGATTAATACCCGTAATTTCCGTAATCTCCTGCACGTTCGCCTTGTCGTCTGCAAGGATCTCTTTGTAGATATCTGCCAGTTCCATTTTCAATCTCTCCTCCCTCTTCGGGTAATTTATACTTTATTTTCTGACTATTTATACTTTATTCCTTGTTCCAGAAGGAATGTTACAGTCGGGGGGTCAAAGTTCTCTGAGGCATCATGACAGATTCATGTTGGAACTGCGGATGTCGGACGATCCGGCAGGTCTGTAACAATCCAAACTCGCCACTTTACCGGCACCATGCCGGCCACAAGTGTTCGGATTGGCATAAGAACGTATGCGTTCCCAAGAACTGGTTTGCGGGGAAATACCGAAAATGACGGCGAACTGTGACTCCTGTAAATACCGGTATACCTGCCCGTCGTTATTCCAGCAAAAACAGCAGGAGAAATCAACAGACTGTGATCGGTTCGTTATTGATCCGGATTCACCGTGGGAAAAAGGATGGCTATGAAGGACCGAAGTAAACAGCTCTCGAAGATGACATGGAAGGATCCCACCAGATCATTATCGCGGCTCGCAAAAGTCGAATCAAAACTGGTCGCCCTCTTCCGGAACTATCGCCGCCGGGTACTGGCTGAACTCAAACCGGCTGAACAACCATTCACGCAGATGGAACAACTCACGCAGAAATGGCCTGAGGCGTTCAGCATTGAGCATTTCTATCAGCGCCTTGAGGATCTTACCACACAGGAACTTATCGGCCCCGCAGCTGCGATTCTGGCAAAGGAGATCCCAGACGCATTCACGCACGGTACCAAGTATGCCGATCTGAACCTGAAAGCCAAGATGGGGATCAAGCTGGGTGCACCGCTTGAAGAACGGCAACGGGCATGGCAGAAAGTCGGGGCGTTGGTGGAGAAGTCCAAAGGGGAGTTCAAGGGCGTCTCGGATGCTGTCAACCAGCAGATCCGGCGGGCGGTTGCGGACGGGATGGTGAATGAAGAATCCTTATCGACTGTAACAAAGAAGATTCAAGAGGTCGCGGAGAGTGTTGGGGAAGTCCGGGCCCGTGCTATTGCGCGTACCGAGACTATGAATGCAATCAATACCGGCGTCAAGGACCGGTATGCCAAGATTGGGATCGATAGGGTGGAATGGCTGGCCGCGGAGGATGAAAGGGTATGCCCTATCTGCGGAGATCTTGACGGGCAGGTATTCGACATTGGTAAAGCCCCTGAAGTTCCGGTTCATCCGAATTGTTTACTCCCCGATACGCGGTGTGAAACGCCCGGTGGTATCATCTCTGGGTTGCGGGCCTTCTACAGCGGGCCGGTTATCGAAACAGTGTTGTCGAATGGTGTAAAGATCACCGTTACCCCGAATCATATGTTCCTTACGGATCACGGGTTCGTTGCAGCGGATCTGCTCTGCGAGGGAGACCACATACTCTATTGCACCGGATTCAAGGGGATAATCGCGGGAAACCCAGATGATAACCGGCAACCATCCACTATCAAGGAGATAGTCGAATCTCTTGCGGAATCTGGTAGCATGACGACCAGCAGTATGCCAGTTTCCCCCGAAGATCTCCACGGCGATGGATTGTTCGGGAAGGGCAACATCGATATTATACGGCCCGCACGCTTTTTGAGGGATAACCCGGAAACCGCGTGCTTTCAACAGGTCTGCGCAGATAACTTCGATGCGGCTAATACAGCCGGTCAGCGTCCTCTCAACCGTGATCGCACGCTTGCACTTTTCCTCTACCGGGCGGGTCTTGCCACGGATGGCGGCATGAGCGGCATCCGTCAATCGGATCCGTTCTTCGGGGGACGTGTGAGACATACGGAGAAACATGGATTCACTTCTCCCTCTGGGGGTGATCCCCAAAAGTTTGAGCCTACGAGTGATTGTTTGCCTATTGTATCCTGTAATCTCATGAATCTGCTTGACGGATTTTCCAGCATTATAGAGATTCAAGATGTCGTTGCTGTCAATGTTGTGATGTATTCCGGTCATGTTTATGATCTCCAAACATACTCCACGTTATACATTGGCAACGGGTGTATAATAAGTAATTGTCGATGCACGCTCATTCCATACGTCGATACCGGAGAGGAAGAAGAAGAAACCACGCAGAAACAGCCGCATACGCACTGTACCTGTGGGCACGAACAGATCACATGCGGGCAAGGGAGATTCTTATAAAATGGCGTTTGCACGGGACTATTCCAAGAAAGAACAGGAGTATATCATTCAATGGCAACATGCGAAATCACCCGGTGCGATCGCAGCGGATCTGAACAAATGGCCGGAGAACCTATCGGATCCCCGCCATACTTCAGGGATCCGGAAGTTCCTGTATCGCAGGCGCCGGCAGGCTGTACCGGGCGAAGAGTAACAGACTTTTTTTTCAAATGAGCGATATTAACAACCTCACTCTATTCTAAATATAAGAGATTTCTATGGCACGGATCCTGAATGCGCCCGAAGTGCAGGTCAAGGAAGATCCGCACCCAACGCAGCTTCCGGATATAACCCCAACCTAATCTTTTCTTTTCTTAAAACAAGTTTATTTTAATTTAGTTACGCAACTTTTTCTGTTCTAACTATCATTTTAGTTTAGTTATGGCAAGTGAATCTGTTCTAACTAAAGTGAAATGAGCGATATAAAGGATTAGGATTATATCAATAACTTAATGCCTTCCACAGATTTTGAGCCTGTAACGTCCAAGGCCGAGACCATCCGGAACCTTGGAGGCATGGCAGATTCGCACGATGCGATCCTGCAATTCCTCAACCGGGTGATCGGCGACCTCTACTTCCCCTTTGAATCTTTTACCTCGACTGCTGACCAGTGGAATGGCATCCCGATAGTGTTTGCGAAAACCCATCCTGACTTGAAGGCATTCGATGAAGACCGGGATCGGGAACTTGCACGGATCGGAGGAAAGATTGTCGGGTTTATCAATCACGCTCATCTTGTTACAGTCGGGCATCCCCGGCTGATGGGTCAGATGGTATTCACCGATGATGGTCAGTGCTCACAGTATATTCTCAAAGGGATTCTCTCGCTCTCGACGGGGTTCTGGTGCCGGACGAACCGGAAGATCTTTCCGGCAACTCTTGTCGGCAACATTCGCCCGAACCACGTTCTGGTATTCGTGGAGGATTTACGGAACCAGCCGAGAGATCAGGGATCAATCATCCTGAATAAAGAGGAGCGTAAGTATTGCGGATTAGGCATGGAGGCCGTATGCCTTTCGTGCGGGACAGGTGAGTTTGTGGAAACAGAAGAAGAGATCGGAAACAAAGGCAAGACGTTATCCGCGAAGTATCACGCCCGGTTCCAAAAGATTATGAGCAAACTCCAAGAGGTTTTTGGCTCTCACCAAGAGGCCATCAAGGATCTTGAAGGTGTGCTGGGTGAGATGACCACGGAACGATCTGATGCGAATGGCGATTACCATTCCATCCTGCCGCCAACCGGCGCGACCGATACGCCCGATGTCTCCGCAATGGGGAAAGTCGGGAACGATATGCTGCACGATGCCACTTCAATGCCACCGGTTGGCGGGATGGGTCAGACGTCAATGAAGCAAGCCGAGACGTCCGCGAATCCCCAAGTGGAGGCGGATCGGAAGGCTTCACCAGACGGTAAGCCGGTAGTGCCCGGAGGGGCAGTTACCAAGGAGGATACAGACATGGACGAAGTTGTCAAGAAAGGGCTTGAGGACATGGGCTTCAAGTACCAAGACGGCGCGGCGTTCATCACGCAGCTGAAGCAGCTGATGGAGGACAAGAAGGCGCTTGAAGAGCGTGTCAATTGTTCCGAAAAGGCGCTCAGTGAGATGAAGGCCCAGAAGCAGAAGGACGACGAGGAAGCGGAGAAGAAGGAAGCCGCTGCCAAGAAACTTCTTGAAGAGGCCGAGACGGAAGAGAAGGCCATGAAGCAGAAAGTTGAGGAGTTGACCCAGAAGGTCAACGATATCAAGTTCGAGCAGCTGGTCAACAAGCTTCCCAAGGGTAAAGCCCCCAAGACGGAAGCCGAACGACTCGCACTTCGCAAGAAGTACGATGAACCCACCGGCCCAGAAGAGATCATGAATATGATTCTCGACTCCGCCAAGGGATTCAAACCCGGCACTCCGCAGGAAGGTATCTCGACACCCGGAACTCCTGCCGGTGGACAGCTGAGCGCTGAAGAGGCGATCAAGAACAAGAAGACCCGCGGAATCGGGGTCTGGAACCCGTATGCCAACGATGGCAAGGGCGGGTACGTCGATTAAAGGAGGACTGAAAAATGTCAGTATGGAAACAGTATACTCCAACCGACAAGGTGATCCTTGCCGGCAACGCCGAAACTGGCGAAGAGCTGAGCGTTGAGACCAACACGGGCATGATCCCCGGTGTACTTGTCCAGAAGGGTACAACCGATGACGATATCGTAGTCGGCGATGCAAGTCACGCACCGGCTGGCGTCCTTGGGTACGAGAAGACCTCAATGCTCTTCCGGCCGATGGATGCGACCGGCGCCTACTACACGATGGACGGCACATATGCCCAGTCCAGCGCAACCGTGAACTCTCGGGCGTTCGTGCATCAGGCAACTGATCTCGCATGGTACGGCTGGTGGGCAGCCAACGATGGCACGTCTGCGGGCGTTATCAAGGGACAGGTACTCTACCCGGCAGCAAGCGGCCAGCTGTCCGTCACTGCCGGTTCGGGCGGTGCGGCTCGCGCCTATGCGGTTGCACTTGAAAGCAAATCATCGAGCACCAGCGCCCAGCGCCTCAAAGTCGAGAGGGTGTAAATCATGGTAGACACAGACTCAGATGCCATAAGGCAACTCACCTATGAACAGATCGTGAACAACGTCACGCTCCAGCAGCGCCTTGCGACCTACTTTGACGAGCAGCTCAAGGAACCGCTCCGTACCGTTCTGGTCGGCCGGCAGATGTTCGCCAAACAGGTTGTCATCGGCCCCGACAAGTACCGGGTGAACTTCAACAAGATTCAGGAAATGGGATCTGCCTTCGGCAGCATGACCTCTCCGACCGTTGGATCGGGTCTGGACAACATCCGGATCGACAACTCCGAGCTGGATCTTGTCACTCACTGGAAAGAATACCAGATCCCCCGGCAGGATTGGCAGGTCTTCCAAGCCGGCGGCGTCAACCTGAACGCCATCGGTGCGATCTCCGCCAGCTACATGACGGCACTCTACGAGGACAACACCCTGATCAACGGCTGGAATCCGTCAGCAGACGGCACCACGTATCGCGTCAAGGGTATGACTGCCGTTTCCGGCACGTCCTTCTCAGGTGCAGACTTTGGCACGTTCGGCAACGCCATCAAGACCGTTCAGAACGGCTGGGCCGCGTTCGATGCAGCTCGGATTGTCGGCTGTAACATGAACCTGCTCCTCAGCCCGTTCAACTACGAGAAACTGATGGGATCGATCTCAAGCATCGGTCTCCGGGAAGCCCCGATGGTCGTTGAGATGCTGAACCAGTATCCCAACATGCCCAAAGGCACGATCATCAAGGCACCTACGAATCAGGACGGAACTCCGATCCTCACCAAGGGTACCTGCATCATGGCACCGGTTGACCCGATCGGCCGGTTCTTCGATCTCGTGATCGGCGCGAACTACATCAATGATGTGTTCGTCAACGGCCCGAGCCAGATGCTCTCCCCGATGGGCGGTGTCGTGTTCACCACGTTCACTCCCCGGTTTGTCTTCCCGACTGCGATCGGTGTAGCAACAGGCTGCGGTACCAGCTGAGGGACAAGGAGAGACCCCAAATGTCCCTTATTTCTGTCCGCGTAAAGCGGCCCGATGCAGCACACCACCAAGACGGCAGGATCTACAAGACTGGCGAGGTGTTCCAGATGGAAGAGGCGCAGTTCAAGGATGCCGAGAGGGGTATCCCGGGTTTCTTTGAACGTGCGGATCCCCCGATGGAACAGATCAAGAGCAAGGATCTCCCGCAGAACGCCGCACCCCTCAAGGGGCCGGCCAAACCTGCCGTGCAGGAGCCTCCGGAAGAGCCGGATGTTGATCCTGCCCTCAAGGCAGCAGGGATCGAGGATCCCAACAAGAGCCAGATCGAAAAGATGGGCGGCAATCCGGTTGATGCGCCTGTAACAAAGAAGAAACTCGAACTCAAGAAGAAGTAAGAGATGACGCATGACAGTCTCACCTACGCTGGTTGCAGTGGTCTCAAAAGGACTGATTGTAGTCAGCGATAGCGGCGCATTCACCACTGAGTATTACAATCTGATCGTGCCTGACGCGAAATCTCTTCTGGATCAGAATGTTGGCAGCGGGAACCTCCCGTCCAACATTTATGATCGCTGCTGGGCATTGATGATCTGTCACCTCTGGATTATTGGGGATCCGGCATTCGGATTCTCATCGTATTCAGCCGGCGACTATTCACAAAGCCTGAAGGAACCCGGCGATTCTGTTTACTCGCTTCAATGCAAGGCAGCAATCGCTCAGTGGAACCAGCAGGGAACTCCGCAGGCCCAGACGGGTGTTCGGCGGGCGGATACCGACATGGGTTTGATGCAGACCGACCCGCAGACGGTGCAGGAACCGTGGACTGACGGATCTTCTGTCAAGACAAATCCGTGGGGCATTATGGGGCCGGGGATATGATCTGCGCCTTACCTCACACCTGCACGATACAGCGGCGATACCAGAAGCAGCGACTCTCCTATGCTTCCGGAACGGCAGCGTTCCATATTGGTGCAACGGTGACCGGCGGGGTCTCTGGCGCCACAGCAGTAATCGACAGGATTGTAGGCACAACAGTATCGGGGTATCTGATTGTCAAGACCGTGACGGGTACCTTCAATGGCACAGAACCCCTGACGGAAACGGTTGGCGCAACTCCTCACGGATCCGCCACCATGAACGCCGCACAGGTCGCCTACAAGAACGATTCCGGCGAGTATGAGTATTACTGGACGGACGACCAGACCAACGTACCAGCACGGTTCTACTCGGTCAGGTCAAGGGTAACGGTGTTAACCCCCGGGCAGTTCCCCGGCATGACTACTTACGTAATGCTCTACTCAACCGCCACGATTGACCACCTGAACTACCGGATCAAGTCCACAACCCCGGGGTTCCTGCCGGCATCAGGGATCTATCAGATCCTATCCGTAAAAGCCCCGTATAACAGCATGGCGCTTGACCACTACACCCTTGAACTGAAGGAGCTTGCATCTGCATGACACACCCCGAAATGAACGAAGAACTTACCTTTACCCGGGAAGATGCTGACCGGATCACCCGAATGGAAACGCTGTTGATCGGGATGGATCAGAAGATCGACAAACTCGCTAGCAGTATTGGAGCTTGTCAGAGCGTTTGTGCTGCGAGGCGGAAGAAGTTTAGCGAGCGCGTGGATATTATCGAGAAACAGCACACAGAAGAAAAAGGGGTCCTTAAAGGCCGGACAGCTGATGTTGCGCTGGTTCTTGGAGTAATCTCGCTCATTGGCGTCCTATTGGGGATCTGGAGGTCTATCTCATCATGACCAAGATCCTCACCTACGATGAAATGATCGCGGCCCTGCAATCCCTACAGGATGCAGCCGTTCCGGCTCTAATCGCCGGAATGGAAGTAGCGGCGGCAGTCGTTGAGGGTGAGGCGAAACGCAACTGTACCCTCGGCCAATCCCCCTACGAGGACATGGTATTCCCTACCAAACTGGCAGCCTATCAACGTGCGGGAAAATTCAAGAAAGTCCGAATGACAACCCGGCCGAGCGTGTTTGTCGGGTATGAAGGCGCGTACTCAGGGGCGCCGTA